CTAAAGCTCCTTCATGTGTCTCAGCACCAAAAGCATCATTACTAATGTAATCAACTTCTTGTGTTAAAGAGGTATTTCTAAGTAATACAATAGTAGTTCCCGTAGCAGGAGCCGTACTAAAATTTACGCTACCACCCGCAGCTCCATTATCAGTAATTGTATAATCTGAATTTAAGGTTTTAACTGTCTCAGTTCCTAACGCAGATCTCTCAATTACTTGCAGCTCAGCTGCTGTATGAATAGGAAACGTGTAGCTAAACGCTGTTGTTGTATTATCTCCATTATAGGAGTTCTTTACTGTTAAACTCGATACTGTCATAATTATTTTTTGGAAATTTTATAAAAATGTAGGCATGAAACACCTACTATATGTTTCTCTTTATAAAATTTAGTCTATATTGTCTATTAATAATTTGGTTTTATATCGCCTGGAGACCACCAATAATCCTGTCCAGTACGGCTTTTTAACTTGTTTATATTACGTCTATTATCACTATCAAAATCTGGGTTAATAAGTCTTTCAATGCTGTCGAACAATATTCGTTCTAATGCTACTCTTGCATACCATAAAGAAGAACCAGGAGTGTATCTTTGTATAAATGCTGCTAATTCTTTACCTGCATTAGTCTTTTCTCCAGATATAAGTTGAGCTGCATTACCAAATGTTAAATTAATACTATCTCCAATAAATGATGCTACGGGTCCAGCTAATGTTTTACTGAAAGATCCACCATATCTATTTTGATCTGAAAATAAAAAGTCTCCAAATATACCTAATCCACCACCATAAATAATAGCATTTAACCAATATCTAACTCCCATATCTTCTGGTTTAGTAGGAGTTTTTCCTGCTGCTATTTGTTTAATTTCATAAGCTATAGATCCCATTACAGCTCCACCTACAATCATTGGCACTAGATATTTTGCTTTACCTTTTAAACCAACTTGCTGAAATCCTCTGCTTAAATGCGTCATACCCAAAGTAATAGGAAAGTTTTTATACATCAACATGGAGTTTACTATTTCGCCTTTTACTGTTCCAGGCTGTGCAGATCCAGATAAGGTAATTCTACCTTTTGCAGAAGATGTAGGTACTGCAAAGTTTGTTTCATTAGTTACATAAGTAAGTAATCTAGTAGTTAAAAATTCTCTTGTTGCCTCATCCAAATCAGCTCTTTGCATAATATCATCTGGTCTTAAGAAAGTTGCACCTTTTCCTGCCATTGATGGCTCATCTATACCTGCATCATATAATTTAGTAGATCTTATGATTTCCCAATCATCAGCTTCAATACCATATTTTTGTAATTGTTTTTGTAAATTAGGATCTAACTTATTAAATACTTTACCGCTTTCTTCAGCTAGCGTTCCCATAATAGACATTCCAAACGCCCATCTTCCAGATTGAGTTATATGAGATAACCCAGATCCTCTAAGAACTACATCTGAAACTCTTTTAGACCAAAACGGAGCATCTACTTCGTTTAAATATCTAGCAGCAACACCAGCTACTGTTGACCAATGCTCAGCAATTAAACCTAATCTAATAGCAGTTCTTGCCATAGCTTTATCTTTTTTTACACCTTCTTTTAATAATTTAAGAGCTTCTTGATTTGCTTTATATGCAGGTAAACCATTAAATTTAGATGTTAATCTTGACCAATGAAAATCTGTAATTGCCATAACTGATGCTCCCCCTAATTGTGCAGCAGTTAATATCTGTCTTAATGCAGCAAAAGTTCTACCCATAAAACCATCAATAGGTTTGTGTAATGTACCTTTGTGATAAGCATATAAATTATTAGTATTTTCAATAATAGCGTTAGTTCTATCTTCTTCATTTCTATATTTATTTAATTTTTTTCTTTTAAATTTACCTTGTGCTTCTGCTGCAGCATCTATCTTCATTTGTTTTTTAATCATGCCTAGCGCCCAAGTATGAGTAGCGTCTGGGTTTGGTCCAAGGATCTTAAGCATAGAAATATCTCTAGCCATGGCATTAATATGCTCCATCATAGTTTTAAAAGGATCTGGAGATCCAAATCTAGCTTGATACTCCATCCAATCATCCGCACTTTTAAATGCTAAAAATCTATGATCTATTCTTCTATTATGTAAAGCTCTGCCATATCCTGCAGTACCTGGCTTAAATGTAGCCATCCCTTCAGTTGCTATATTATCGTAAACTTCACTTAATGCTTCTCTAATCGTTTTGTCATTAAAAGGTAAACCAGATCTTTCATTAACCATTTTATCTAAATCAAGTTTAGGTAAAATATAATCGATCCAATCTGCTTTTGATGATTGTCTAACTAATAAACTGTCATGTATTTGTGGTAATCCCCAATCTTTTCTTGATAAAATTTTACCACCAAATTTATTAAATCTTTTTCTTAAATGTTCTGCAGTTTCTCGCCAGGCGTCAGCTAATTGTTTGGCATTAACATTACCTGTATTTTCTCCCATTAACTCTCTAACCATCAATTTAAGATTAGTTTTTTGAAGTTTTGTTTGAAAACCACCTAATTTATATTTCATTTTATCTAATAATCCTGCCATTAGTTGATGAGCTTTACCTCTTTCAATATCAACAGTTCTTTCAATATTAGGTGTATTAGCAACTATATCGTGAGCTTGCATAGATCTATAAGCATTAGCTATATCTACTTCTCCGTTTGCATTTCTATAAGTTGCAAACAAAGTAGTCATTTCATTAAACTTATCTTTTTGTAACAAAGTAAATCTTAGTTTTTCAGCAAATTCTATTTTAGCCTGGTCCAATGTTTCTTTAGCAGCTAACTTTTCTGCCTCAGACTTATCTAAACCTTTTCTTACTTGATAAAATTCTTGCAGCTCTTCTAAGTTAGTTCTTAATTTATGAGCTTGTGTTTCGCTAATTAAGCCTTCTTTAACACCATTAATAATACATTGTTTAAAACTACTACCACTCATACGCAATCCTTCAATCTTTCTAGCATTGTTTTATCTTTAGCTTCTTCTTCAAACAATTCTCTTGCTGTTTTAGTTAATGGAACTATCTCTCCAGTAGCGTCATCTATTCTTTGTCCAATAGGTATAGGCTGATCTAGTGGATCATCTGTTTTTAATTTTAAAAACTCTTTATCTTTAATTTCAAAATACTTAGCTTTTAATTTTTTATTAATAGATTTTTGTTCTTTAAGTATGTTTTTAAATTCAGCATCTGTATATTCTTTTTCTGGAAACTTAACTTTTTTATAAACAGCGTGTGATTTTTCAGTTAAAGGATCTAAGTCAATTAATCTAACCTGTAACTCAAACGAGAAACCATCTTTAGTTAATACTTGTGCATGAATAGCTCTATATTCTGAACCACTTTCTAAAGATCTACCTGCATCATCTAAAAAATCATCTATACTTAAAAATTTAACAACTTTGTTTAAATCATTAATAAGCATTTTTGCATCCATAATGCTATTAACTGAAATTCTAGTACCTAAATAATCTGAAATATTTTCTGGCTTGATACCTTTATTAATTTTTTTATTTAATTCTTTTACTTCTTTTATTCTTGCCTTAAACTTGCCATTAAATCTATCTGCTATAGGTTGTAGATCTTTTTTTACATCCTTTAATTTGCTAGATAAAGTCTTGTAAATCTCGTTGAAATCGCCAGATGTATGGTATATTACCTTATTAGTTATGGCACTTTTAGAACCTACCTTACTTGTATCTGAACCACGGAATAGTGGCGGAACTGTTTTGGCATTAGCTAAAACTGATACTGGAGTTGCGTCTGTTTTTTGGGATGCTAAAGATAAAGTTTGGCTAGCATCTGATAATTCAGTTGGAGATGTTTTAGCTGCTGCGCCTTGTCCAGCTACACTTTTAATGGAAGAAGAAGTAGATACATCAAATACAGATCTTTCTATATTTGAGGCTTGATTTCTTAAAGTTGCTTCATTAGGTACATCAAAATTTTTAACCCCTTCAATATCTTCTGCTAATTTAGTTTCGTTTTTATTGAAACCAGATGGAGATTGAACAGATCCAGTTTTATCTAATTTTTCTGTATTAAATATTCTGTAGTTAGTTTCGGTATAACCTTCAGCTTTTGAAAACTTAACTCCATCGTAACCCATAGCTATAAGCTGTTGGTCCACATATTTATCAGCTTGTTCTGGAGTAGCTAATTTAACTTTGTTTTCATCAATAATTCTTTTAATTATATTACCCTTACCTGCAGCGCCTACTGTACCAGCTTTGATAGCATCAATATCATCTGTAAACCAAATAGATTGATCTGCTGTTTTATTTAGATCAAATTCTTTAAAATATTTGTCTGTGCCGTGGTATATAATTTTATTTTCAATTCTTGGTAAATCTACAGGTTCTCCATCTTGTAATTGTTTTGTAGCTGTATTTAATCTTTCGTTATGTTCTGTTCTAGCTATTGGAGTATTAATATCTGGTATATCTTTTTTAGGGATCTCAATATCATTAAGAGCTTTGTCTTTAAATTTAGGATTAATATCTCCTAATTCTTTGTGAATTTTTTGTAAATCTTCTACTGAAGTTTTAGATAATAATTTTTTACCTGCATCAATACTTTTACCAAACGCTTTGAATAAACCTAAAAATGCTGGAGACAATGCAGCTGATGCACCTGTAACCATGGCTACATTTTTTAAACCAGTTTCTAAACCAGCATCTTCAAATCCAAGTTTAGCTCTGTATGGTTGTGATTTTAATTGTATTAATGTTTCTGATACACCACCAATAATTGCTTCCATGTATGCAACTCTTAATGCTGCAGCACCAAATGTTGCTGGTACAGAATAACCAAATGATGCAACTGCAGCTCCTGCCATAATAGGATCTGTAAAAGCTCCTGCAGCAATACCACCAAAGCCACCTATTTTACCTTTAGTAGTAGCTCTTTCGTTTATATCTGAATATTCTTTCCAAGCACTATGAGCTTTCTTTGCTATAGTTGCTTGCATACTATCTGGAGTATCTAATCCAGCTTCAATTAATAATGATTTTAAATTTTCGTCAGTAGTTTGTAGCTCAGAAACTTTATTCCAAAAATTAGCTTCTAGCTCTTCTTTTGGTTTAAAAAAACTTTCGTCTGATACATCAATACCAGTTCCTACAAATGGATTAAATTCTTGTTCTAATGGAGAGACAATATCTGTATGACCTGCTTTTTGTAATATATTAACTATATTAATATATTCTTCTTCCAGGTTATTTCTTTCAGATGTAAACAGCTCAGATCTTCTAAAAGCGGTAAATGCCGAACTAGCATTTTCCATAAAATTAGTTCTCTCGCCTTTAGCAACACTTGTATTACTATCTGGTGTTAGAGTTTTATCTTCATCAAAGAAAATACTCATATTATAATCCTGTAATTATTTCTGCTTTGATTTTGTTAATATCAATTATAAAAAAACCGCCATCTGAATTTATTAAGTATTCTGGATCTCCGCCAAATTCTTTAGGGTTTTCTCCCATAGCAATCTTATATTTACCATTACCAATACTTACAAAATAAGGATCTCGTTCTTTAAATACTTGGTCAACTGTAAATTCTTCCCCATCAATCATTGGCAGCTGATCGTTAGTAGATGCTTTTTTAAATAATTCTTGACCTTCAGCAGTTTTAAAATTTTCTACTACATCTTCAAATTTACCATTCGGTAACCAAGGTGGTATATGTACCATTGTACCTCTAGTGTTAGTATCAAAGCCACCCATCTTAGTATCAAAACCAAATTTCTCTATTGTTGTTGCACCTACAGCCATACTAAATGCTTTTTCCCAATCACTAGCTTTAAAATTTTTAGTAGTTTTGCCAGAGTTTTTTAATTGAGCTGCATAAATATAATTAGCAGTTTCTACTGCATTATTAAAAGTTTCTAAGTTTTCTCCAAATACCTCGCTGTATTTACCAATAACATTTAGTAAACCAGTATCTGAACTTTTCATTTTATACTTGTCTGCAAGATCTGGCTCTTTAGACAGTAAGTATCCATCAATAGCTAACTTAGCATTTTTACCAGCAACACCATCGTTCATCATAGTAAGACCACCAATGTGTGCTAAGAAAGTATTATCTTTGGATATTTGTCTAAAAGCTATATCGCTATCTACACCAAATGCTTGAACTAAAGCAGTTGATAATTGAATAACTTGATTACTATTTGTTGCACTATCAAATGCAGCTGTAATTTGTTTAGCCTCGTTTTCAGTAAAAAATCTTATGGGTCTTTTGTAAAAATTTGCAACAGTAGTTGCTTGAGCTATTCTTGATTTAACTTTAGATGAAAATAATGACATATCTCCACCTTGTAATAATTGTTCAAATCCTATTTCATCTATTTCAACTAAGCCTTTATTTTTTGCAACAGTTAA